TTTCGGGCCCTCTTCGTGTCACACTCCGTGTGACCCCAACTATGCATCATCAAACGAGAGAACGTAGTGTCGTGGAACCCCGACTTAAAAGTGAGCCCAGGCTTATGCGAAATTATTTCGCGGCCTGGAATTCTCTTGAAGCCGACTTTGTTACGCACTCTTTTCTAACCCCCGAATTTACTTCGAGGTATGAAAAGTTTCGTAGCGAAGATTGGAGTACTGAATTAGGTAAGGTTCATGACCCTATCTATAGACAGAACTACCTGAAGCGATGGAAGTCATGCCAACAATATAAACGTTGGTGTGATGTCCCAGAGCCGACAGGTGGTGCTACAATGATTCCATGGACTAGTGTGAGCGAGACCCTTGCGGGTAACTTCTCATCCGTTCAGAGCGGTAATGGCTATCGAGGCTTGAACCCTTCGGGTCAAGTCAAGTTAGTCGGAGCAACTTACGATGCAAATCGTTTGCTGCTTGTTGACCAGCCTCTGTTCCGTTCATCGTTTGGGAAATTCGGGGACCATATTGCAGGTCTTCCGAGTCTTATCATGACCGATGTGGGCGATGGTTTCGTACCAAAACCCGCAGCTCTTAGTCTCCTTACGCGTGCGGCTTTAAGCTACATGCTTCCGAAGATCAAGAGCGACATGTCGCTCCTCAACTCTATTGTAGAGATGAAGGACTTCAAGTCTCTGCCTAAGACATTGACGAATATATTCGCGTTAGGACGTCAGTTCGTAGGTCGTAACTCATCCTTTCGGATGGCGAAAACCTATTGGACTAGCGTTCCTGACACGAATCGTATGCGGCAGCTGTACCGTAGTTTTAATACGGGCGCTCCCACGTTACGTCAATTATTCCATGCAGGGGCAGATAGTTATCTCCAAGCGGAGTTTAACATTTTGCCTCTGTTACGAGACCTTTCCGCACTGTGCGGAGACGTCTATAAGCTCGAGTCCTCCTTGCGGAGGCTGCTTGCTTACTCGGGTCGGCTGCAGCGTCGTCATTTTGACTTCGCCTGGCAAGATTATGAGTCTTCTATCTTGTACGTAAAAACAGTACCGAACTACGTACTTAACCTTGAGCAGTTTGCTGGGAATACTTCTATTCCCGGTTATATTGCTGTGAGGAAAGCACATGGTCAAGTATTTGAAGTTACGAGACGAACAACTCATTATAATCCGACTACATTCCATGCTGAGATCGAATATAATTATTATTATACCGATTTCCAAAGAGAGCATGCTCTCTTACTGGCACACCTGGATCGTCTCGGGGTTAACCTTAACCCTCAGATAATCTGGAATGCCATACCGTGGAGCTTCCTAGTAGACTGGGTACTTAGCATAGCTAAGTATCTAGGTGAACAGAAAGTCATCAACATGGAACCGATCGTTAATGTGCATAGATATCTGTGGAGTTGGACCCAGCACCGACGAACCGCGGTCTACTTTAAGACTACGGCCAGTCAAGGGTCTGGGAACAGTTATAATCCAACTCTCACTGATACCTACATGCCGACATTGTATGAAACGACTTATCGTCGCGACGTACAGCTGCCGGATAGTAGTAGCTCCCTTTTTGGGAGTGGGCTTAGCGCTACTGAACTAAGCTTGGGTGTGGCGCTGGGAATAACCTCAGCGAGACCCCCTCACGCCAGGTAGGGCTTAATCTACCCAGAGCTTTAGAAGCTCAATTCAAAGCATGTTTAATAACACACTTGTAACAAACGAGATCAAGAACGCTGCTGGTACGGAGAAAGAATTTCAACGTATCAGCACCGGCGACGGTCGGGCTACATTCGCTTTTATCGGCGAATCGCCCGCATATCCGCACCGCTTTACCATCGCTCATCAAGAGGTTGGTAGCGGCATCAATCAACGTCGTAAGTCCGTGCTCAGGTTTGATAAAACCGAGGCAGGGGCTGTCAACGCTAACTTCTCCTATAAAAACGGCATCTGGATCGTCGTTGACCGAGGAATCGGTCAAGAAACGACAGATGTCAATATTAAGGATTTGTTAGCCAACATGATGTCTCTCCTCGCCACAACTGGCGCGGGGACCACTGTGTTGTTTGATTGCACGGGTACCGGCGCCTCCAATCTGATTTCACGTGGTATATAATCTCTGGTGAGTAACCAGCGGTTTGCACCTCGAAAGAGATACAGGTTGTTGGTCTCACTACAGAGTACCACAATGAAAAAAGACAGGAAGTTCCTGGGTCATCTTATCAGCGATTTTGAATTAATCGCCGATATGATCCATGATCCCATCACATGGGCCAAAGCTAAGCATGAAACTGAAATGGTAGACGTCGTCAGTAATTCTGATAACGGCTTCATTTCATTCTACTTAGATCTTGGTTTAATGCCGGTCGTAAGACCGCTAGCATACGAGTTCTATCTTAACCTTCGATACACGTATAATTCATACGTTGTAGGCGGAGGGAAAGACGACCTCAAACGTTTCGGCGAGTACATTGTCTACACTAGGGCTTCAACAACCCTGGGGCAGCGCAGTTTCCTCCCCGAAGTACTGCAAGCACTCTCGCTAAGAGAGTATTTTTGCAGATCAGCCATGGATACCGAACTCGCGATTCTTATCGCAAGCGAGGTAATCCGATGAACTACGTTCGAGTATGCTTTGATCGGATCAGAGCAACTAATGGCACTTGGTGCCTTAGGCAGATGACATTCACTTTGGCCTTACGGTCAAAGCGTGTTGTCTTCTCGTTTGTAGTCTGCAGGTGTGTGCATGCTCTAGGAGGCGGACCTTATGGCCGCCAATAAGAGCCTAGATGAAGTTGATATCATCGCTGCACTTCTTGCAGACGCTCACGCGTCACTTGGAGTGTTTGACACTCGATCCCTTCGTCTTACGCAACAAAGCGTAATTCGAAGGTATCGTTCAGAAGGAGTGGGTTTTCTAACGAAAACTCTGCCCCGTCTTGGTAAGCACGTTGATCACGCGCTTACAGGAAGTGTTCGACTCGACCCTGCTGCTATACGTCTTTCGACGTGTGGCGACAGTCATTTGCCCAGGTTTCTGGGTGAAATGTTCGAGCGAATATTCCATACGGACGGTTCACTCCTTCAAGATCCAGACGCAAAATGCGTTAAATATATAAGGCAGATTCTGTATTCGTTTTACAAATACGAACTGCCCTATGACGAGATGCAAGAACAAAAGGTCATCGAAGCCTTTAAACAGGCGGAGAAAGACCTTTCGGAAATGCAAGCACGTTTTGCTTTTTTGCATTCTGCTTGGCATAGTATCAATCAAAGAAGACATCTCTCCGGCAAGCTTGGAGACCTTGAAAAGTCTCATACGCTTACTGAAGATGATCGTTCCTTTTTGATCATTCGCGAGGCGAGGAGGCTCTTAGCAGAGCTCTTCACGTCGTTCGACCCTACGGACATTTATCCTTGTCACGGCCCTGGTGTCGTTGCAACAAAGCAACGGCTCTGGGAGAAGTTTCAATGGACAAATGTTTCCAGTCGAATCACAGCCCTCTACCCTTTTGACGAGTATTTTTGCTCGTCAATAGGGCACGTCTGTGATAGTTATGACCGCTTCGATACGGTCACTGACACGGATCATTCGGCTCGAGTAATTCTCGTTCCGAAAGACTCCCGCGGCCCTAGGCTTATCTCGTGTGAACCCGTTGATTTTCAATGGATTCAGCAAGGTTTGCGCAAGGCGATATACCGGTTAGTGGAGAGTCATTGGATCACTCGATTCAATGTCTTCTTCACCGATCAAGGACCTAACCAGAGAGGGGCCCTTTTAGGGTCCTCATCAGGTAGGTACGCGACTCTTGACCTCAAAGAGGCCTCGGATCGTGTTGACCTTGATTTGGTTCGCCTGCTGTTCCCATTAAGCCTTACGGCTTATCTGGAATGCAGCAGAAGCACCTCGACGGTGCTCCCAAGTGGTGAGAAGTTTCCGCTCAGGAAGTTCGCTCCCATGGGGTCAGCATTATGCTTTCCCATCATGGCGCTTACTATCTGGGCTCTTCTTACTGCCGGCGCACCGGACGCGGATACACGCGAGTGTATTCTTGTATACGGTGACGATGTTATTGTACCTACAGCTTTCGCTGGGAGCGCAATAACCATACTCGAATCATTTGGTTTGAAAGTTAACCATGATAAGAGCTGCACACAAGGATTCTTTCGAGAGTCCTGTGGTGTTGACGCTTTCAAAGGCGTCGATGTCACTCCAGTCCGTTTTAGGACTGTGTGGGATGAGTCACCTCGTCCTGGCACCTATACCAGTTGGATTAGCTATGCTAATTCCTGTTGGGATAGGCAGTACTACTCATGTCACGAATATATCGTGTCGAGGCTTCAGGCCGTTTACGGCCCAGTCCCGAGTGAAGATATGGCTTACGCCTATCCTCATTCTGATAAGGATTGGAGAGGTATAACACCTTCCCCTTTCCCTTATCTACGAGGAGTACCTAGTCAAGCACACTTGTTCGCACGCCGCTTTAACGCCAACCTGCAAAGGATGGAATATAAAGTGCGTGTCGTCAAGTCTCCGTCTATTGTCAAAAGTATGGCTGGATGGTTAATGCTTCTTCGGTGGTTTACCGAAGGGCAGAAACAAACCGAACCTGACTTAGACAAGCACCAGAGGGTTGCTGATTCTTTCATGGATCAGCGACCATTCTCGGCCAGTCGGTATACGAAGCGAGGGGTGAGCTTGCTCACCCGTCGCTGGCGATGATATAATAG